GCATATGATATGGCTATGTCTAACAGATCATCTTCGGCCCAATGTTCGGCGTTTTGCATGATTTCATCGCAAATTGAGTTGATGTGTTCGTAATAGTTAGTCATGTTTAGTCTTCCTTTCTGTTATCGTGTCTCTAGCACACGCTAGAGGGGCGCATTATACGCCCCTCAGACCTATGCTAGCTTTTTGAATAGATCAGGAAAGGCCGTCTCTAGCTTTTGCCGATTGCCAAGATCTGCGCTTATCCATGCCGTGCCGATATTGGCCGCGAAATCGCCATAACGTCCGGTTTCAAGTTCCAATGCTATAGCTTGCTTTTGATCAATTAGGTTAGTCATGTCTAGTTTCCTTTCTGTTTTGTCACTCTCTTAATATATACGACTGGCGTATAATGTAAAGGTGAAAGGCTGTAATAATCTTGCTATTTTTTATGGGGATTTGGTAATATTATTACCTTGCAGCGGGTGGGGCTGGTGGGGTAGTTTGTATATATAAAGATATATGGATATCAATATTATGGGAAACAAAGTCGTAAAGCGTAATAATGGGCGCGTTGGTAAGGGTCATGGTCAGAGTGTAGTTAATACTATTCGTCGCGCCTTTGACGTTGCGATAGCTGACCTGGATGCTAGGGGAAAGCCACTGCCCGAATTAATGGCGGATGCACTGGAGCAAGATACGCTTCAGGCTCTCAATACCATATCGCGGTTCATGCCTAAAGATGTCGACGTGAATATCGGCGGCGGTAACTTTGCCGATGCACTGGCAACGGCTGCAGAAATTATGAGATCGAATGAGGCTCGGCCCATTATCATAGAGCAAGAAGTGCCAGGTAATAATATTACCGAAAAAGACGAATAATTGTAAGAAAATACCCCCCCTTGAAAATACGCAGGGGGGCGTTGTATGCGTATATATACCCCTCTCTTTTCGTATCCTTCCCACCATCCCTGCCAGACCCCCCCTTCTCTTTTTGCTCTTCTTAGGTTCCCTAACCTATTTTTGAAAATTTCTCTCTCTTTCCATTACCTATCCTTTTTAATAGGTCGTGTGTCGGCCCTATAATAGAGATATATATTATATATTAATTGATATATTCTATGGTCGGCTGTCGGCCCACTATGGGTCGTGTGTCGGCCCACTAACCCCCCTTGCCTGTCCCTTCAATATGTGGCAAAAATACAACAGAGGAGAGATGGTATTGGTGTGCGCTTTTCTCCTCCTTGAGCGCACCCACTGGAGGGGCGGGCTGTCTCCATCTCCCAAGGGTCTGCCCCTCCATCTAAAGGAGAGATAGATGGACACTCAAGAACAAGCTAAATTGATTGCGCAGTTGGCTCAGGATCCTGTTGCCTTTGTGCGTGGTATTATTGGTGTTGAGCCAGAGGAATGGCAGAAGAAGGCTTTAGAGGCTGTTCGTGACAATGATCGTGTAGCGATTAGGTCTGGTCACGGCATTGGCAAGACTGCTTTTCTGTCTTGGTTGATATTGTGGTGGTTGACGACCCGCACACCTGCAAGGATAGCGTGTACGGCTAACACTGCTAGTCAGTTGTCGGATATTTTGTGGGCAGAGGTTCAGAAGTGGTATAGGAAGCTGCCAGAGGGCTTTCAGAGCGTTTTGGAGGTTAAGTCCGACCGAATTGACGTTGTGGGTGCTGATAACTTTGCTGTGGCTAGAACGGCTAGGAGAGAGAACCCAGAAGCCTTGCAAGGTTTCCATAGCCCGAATATGTTATTTTTGATTGATGAGGCATCTGGTGTTGACGATCTGATCTTTGAGGTCGGTGAGGGTGCTATGTCCACTGAGGGTGCTAAGACTGTTATGACTGGAAACCCGACTAGAACGTCTGGTTATTTCTATGATGCGTTTAACAAGATGTCTGGCAGATGGGCGACCATGAAAGTAGCATCTTCTGATAGCTCTCAGGTGGGTAAAAACTTCATTGAGGATATGAAGGCTAAATATGGGGAGGAGAGCAATATCTATCGGGTGCGTGTTTTGGGTGAGTGGCCTGAGGCTGATGACGATGTGGTTATTCCGCTTCATCTCTTGCAGTCTGCGACAGAGCGTAATCAGGAGCCAGCAGAAACTGTGCCTGTAATCTGGGGATTGGATGTTGCGCGATTTGGGTCTGATAGGACTGCTCTTTGCAAGAGAAAGGGTAATGTTGTTACTGAGCCTGTTAAGACCTGGCGAAATAAAGATTTGATGGAATTGTGTGGGATTATCTTAAATGAGTATGAGACAACGCGCTGGTCTGATCGTCCAGCAGAGATATTGGTTGATAGTATTGGTATTGGTGCTGGCGTTGTTGACAGGCTTCAAGAGCTGGATTTACCTGCAAGGGGGATCAATGTTGCAGAGTCCTCTGCTATGCGCGATAAATACTCACGTTTGCGTGACGAACTATGGTTTTCCGCAAAAGAGTGGTTTGAAAGCCGCGATTGCATGATTCCAAATCAGGAAGAGTTGATTTCTGACTTATGTAAGCCGCGATTCAAGTTCACAAGTAACGGCAAGTTAAAGGTTGAAAGTAAGGACGAAATGCGTAAGCGTGGTATGAACAGCCCTGACTTGGCAGATGCTTTCTGTTTGACCTTTGCCAGCAACGCCAGTGCTGCTAAGAGTGGAAGTAAATATAAATGGGGTAGTAGTTTGAACTACCCGCAAGCAAGGTGGATTGTGTGATGGAGATAGAGTTCATACCAGAAGAAGATGGTGCATTGGACGATCTACGCATTTTGGTTTCTGGATTAGAAGAATTAGAAAATTCTGGTTCCTCTTGGGAGGATTTGATGTATACTTGTCTTTTAGCGGCGGCGTATTGTGCTGGTGAGCATGGTATTGACGCTGATGAGTTTATGGAAATTGTCCGTAGTATTCGGGTAACACCTGAAGGCGTACACGGAGACTGCTGATGGCAAAAAAGCAAACAGTCGGAATGTATACCCCCCTCCCTAAAGTTAAACGTAGGGGGCGTAAGCGTGGATTGAACCTTCGCAAGACATATGGTCCGAAAAGCAATATGAGGATTCGTTAATGGCTATCGTATATCGCGGTGAGCGTTTTGCTGGCTACAACAAGCCGAAACGAACTCCAAATCATCCGAAAAAGAGTCATGCTGTGCTGGCAAAAGAAGGCGATAAGATCAAGCTAATTCGCTTTGGTCAGCAAGGTGTGTCTGGATCTCCTAAGAAGAAAGGCGAAAGCAAGGCATATGCTAATCGCCGCAAATCGTTCAAGGCGCGTCATGCTCAGAACATAGCTAAAGGTAAAATGTCAGCCGCATACTGGGCAGACAAAGTTAAGTGGACAATAGTTCTAATTGGTAGTATAACTCTCTTACAAATAGGAGACGCAAATGCCAAATTACAATTTGAAAGTAGAAACGACTTGCCCACGATGCAAACAGAAAAGATTGGCGCGTAATGATGTTGTTAGAAAAGCAGAACGTGAACGCAAAGAGCTTTTTTGTAAGCCATGCAGAAATCAAACACGTTTTGCAAAAAAACCGCACCCAACAAAAGGCACTGGCATTAAAAATGATCCAGAAAAATTACCAGCAAGGAGTAGCTATTATAAAGCAAAACGAAGATGTAAGCTCGGAAAATTACATCATCAAGCTTATGAAAATGTTGAGTTTAGGTTTGGTTCATTTGAAGAGTTTTTTGAGCTTCTTGGCCCAAGGCCAAAAGGATGTACGCTTGATAGGATTAATCCGCTTGGGCATTATGAGGCTGGAAATGTTCGTTGGGCTACATCAAAAGAACAAGCGCAAAATAGATTACCTAGAGATTACTGGGTAAACAGACAAAGTTAAGTGGTAAAGGAACAGCACATGAAATACGGAAAGAACAAATCATCTAAGAAAAAAGATTTTACGCCCTGCCCAGGCTGCAAGAATCCTATGGTCTGTAAGAAGATGGGTCGCTGCGCAAAAGGTATGAAGTAATGCCACTTACCACCAAGGGGCGCAAAGTTATGCGCGAACTGAAAGACCAGTATGGGGACAAGCGTGGAGAGGCGGTATTTTATGCTATGGTTAATTCTGGTAAGCTGACAAATGTTGAGGAGAAAAAACGAAAGAGGAAATAGATATGTATGTCACAATATACCGAAGAGACAGAAAGAAAGAAAAGGAGCTGGCGGCGAAAGCAAATGCTGGAGCGTCAGAGGAGGTGGAGAATAAAGAAGAAAAAAGAAGAAAAGGTAGACCTAAGAGAAGGAAGGTAGAAGCATGATTTGTACAAACTGTGGTTATCCAAACCCGAATGGATATTTAGGTGCTTGCAAAGCCTGTCGCGCACCACTTGTTGTAGAGCCTATACAAGAGATTAAAACTGTGGCAAAAAAGACACAGAAGAAGGCACCATCAAAGAAATTGGAAGTTCTAAATGGCGAAGATAAGTGACACTGAGTTTCAATCCATTCTTAGGAATGAGATTGAACAGGCCTTAGGGTATTATGATACCGAGTTTAGTCAAGATCGCATTGATGCGATGGATTACTATTTGGGTGAGCCGTTTGGTAATGAACAGCCAGACCGCTCTCAGGTAGTTGCTACTGAGGTATCTGATACGATTGAACACATTATGCCTAGTCTGATGCGTATATTTACGCAGTCAGATGAGTATGTGCGTTTTATTCCCACTGGCCCAGAAGATGTTGCTATTGCCGAACAAGCTAGTGATTACTGCAACTGGATTATCAACACTGATAATTCTGGCTTCCAAATCATGCACAACTGGTTTAAGGATGCGCTGCTCTTAAAACTTGGTGTTGTAAAATACACATGGGATGAGATTGTTGATGTTGAGACTGAAGAGTATGAGGCCCTCAACGAACAAGAACTGACCATCCTGCTGGCAGATGAAGAAGTAGAAGTTGTATCTCAGAACGAAACGATTGTTGGAGAAGCTATGGAGCTACCTGATGGTAGCGTTATCCCAGCTCCCAGTATTTATGATGTAAAGATACGCCGCACAAAAACAAGCGGTCGTGTAAACATTGAGAATGTTCCACCAGAAGAGTTTTTGATCTCAAGACGCGCTAAGTCAATGAGTGATGCAAACTTTGTATCGCATCGCACGACTATGACTGTCAGCGATCTTGTTGCTATGGGTTATGACCAAGATGAGGTAGAGCAATATGCGGGTTACACGGATCTGGATACAAGCGAAGAAAGAACCAGTCGGTTTGAGGATCTTGAATCTGGGTCTGGCTTCGACAGCAAAGACCCAGCGATGCGCGATGTCTTGGTTACCGAAAGCTATATCAAAGCTGACTATGATGGCGATGGTGTTGCTGAGTTGCGCAGGGTTCTTACTGTTGGGAATGGCTATCATATCCTAGAGAATGAAGAATGTGACTATATTCCGTTTGCTATTCTTTCTCCAATCTTGATGCCGCACCGCGCTATTGGTC